CCGTGTCTTGGTCGCCGGCCGCCGCTTCGGCAAGAGCTACCTCTCCTGCATCGAACTCTTGCGTGGGGCAATCGAACGCCCCGGCGAAACCTTTTTCTACGCCGCCCCCACCTACCGCATGGCGAAGGACATCGCCTGGAAGGTACTGAAAAAGCTAGTCCCCAAAGCCTGGATCAAGTCCAAAAACGAGACCGACCTGAAAATCGAGCTGGTGAACGGCTCCACAATCGAACTGAAAGGCACTGAAAACGCCATGGCCCTGCGAGGCCGCAGTCTGGCTGGCGTGGTGCTCGACGAAGCCGCGTTCATGTCTAGCGACGTCTGGTTCGAGGTGATCCGCCCCGCCCTCGCCGACAAACAAGGCTGGGCCCTCTTCATCTCCACCCCCGACGGCACGGCCAGCTGGTTTTACGACCTCTGGTGCTATTGCGACCAAGACGACCCGGACTGGCACCGGTGGCAGTTCACCACGATCGACGGCGATAACGTCCCACCGGAGGAGATTGAGGCTGCCCGCGCCCAACTCGACGCCCGCACCTTCCGCCAAGAATTCGAGGCCAGCTTCGAAAATCTCAGCGGTCTCGTCGCCGTCTCATTTAGCGACGACAACATCGACAGCGTGGTACAAGACCTACCGGTCCTACCGCTACTGCTGGGCGTGGACTTCAACGTGGACCCCATGTCCGCAGTGTGCGCGGTCAAAAAAGGCGACGTGCTCTGGGTCTTCGACGAAATCATCATGACCGGCGGCGCCACCACCTGGGACCTCTGCGAAGAAATCCAATCCCGCTACGGCATCGAGCGCCGCATCATCGCTTGCCCGGACCCCACCGGCGGCGCCCGCAAAACCAGCGGCGTTGGCGCCACCGACCACAACATCCTCCGAAAGTCCGGCTTCACGGTCTCCAGCCCCCGAAATCCCTGGAAAATCCGCGACAAAATCACCTGCGTCAACACCGCCCTCCTCGATGCCTCTGGAACGCGCCGCCTCTTCATCCACCCCAAGTGCAAAGAGCTAATCAAGTCCCTCCGCACGTTGACTTATGCCCCTGGAACCGGCCTCCCCAACAAAAATCTCGGCGTAGACCACGCATTTGACGCCCTGGGCTACCTCTGCCTACAAACTTTCAACCTTGCCAAGCCAGAGAACCTGGGAAAGACCTCCTATCGTGTGTGGTAACAGCGTAAAAAACATGGCCAAAAAGCCAACTAAGGCCCAGAAAAAGGTCGCCAAGGTCATGCGCGAGTACGGCAAAGGCGAACTCCACTCGGGCAGCAAAAAAGGCCCCGTGGTGAAGTCCCGCAAGCAGGCAATCGCCATTGCCATGAGCGAAGCCGGCATGGCAAAACCCAAAAAATCCACCAAAAAAGGTAAAAAATAATGGCTAAACGCGGTCTTTACGCCAATATCGCGGCCAAACGCAAGCGCATCGCAGCCGGCAGCGGCGAAAAAATGCGTAAGCCTGGCACCAAGGGCGCCCCAACCGCCGCTGCCTTCAAAGCATCCGCCAAAACCGCCAAAAAAGGCAAGAAATAGGCCATGTCCTTATTCGTCCAGACCTCCTCTTACACCAACCCCTTTGTAACCACGGCTCTCCCCGTTGGTGCAGGAGATGCCTTCGGACGTCTACGCACATCTAACCCACTTACTCTTTTCGATTCCAGCCACCGATACCACGACAACGGCCTCTGGGCCACCTCCACCGCCACCGGTGGAACGTCCACGTTCGACATTAACGCCGGCCTAGTCAATCTCGCCGTAACCACCAGCTCCGGCTCCGAGGTCATTCGCGAAACCACCAAATGCTGTTCATACCAGCCGGGCAAATCCCTGCTGGTGATGTCCACTTTTACGCTGAACCCCGCCAAAACCGGCCTCCGCCAGCGCGTCGGCTACTACGGCGCCGCCAACGGCATGTACCTGGAACTTGCCAACAACACCCTCTCCTTCGTCGAACGCAGTTCCTCCACCGGCTCCCTCGTCGAAACCCGCGTCTCCCAATCCAACTGGAACACCGACCCCCTAAACGGCGACGGCCCCTCCAACTTGGAACTGGACATCACAAAGTCCCAAATCCTGTGGATGGACATCGAGTGGCTGGGCCTCGGCACCGTCCGCATGGGTTTCGTTATTAACGGCAAATTCATCCACTGCCACTCCTTCCACCACGCCAACATCATTACTTCAACTTATATCACCACCGCCTCACTCCCCCTCCGCTACGAAATCACCAACACCGCCGCTACAGCAAGCGCCAGCACCCTCAAACAGGTCTGCTCGACTGTACTTTCCGAAGGCGGCTACGAACTCCGCGGCCTCCAACAAGCCATCGGCACCACCATCACCGCTCCTTACGCCCTTACCGTCGCCGGCACTTACTACCCGGTTATTTCTTTACGTCTTAAAGCAGCTGCACTAGACGCAATCGTCATTCTCACCGCTCTATCCATCCTGGGCGCCACCGCCAACGCCAACTACAACTGGCGCGTAATGGCTAACACAACCACTACCGGCGGCACTTGGACAAGCGCCGGTAGCGAATCCAGCGTCGAATACAACCTCACCGGCACCGCCACAACCGGCGGACGCATCCTGGCCCAGGGCTACTTCAGCTCCACCAACCAGAGCACAGCGTCCGTAGACATCCTTAAAGAAGCCCTATTCAAATTCCAACTGGAACGCAATGGCCTCACCTCCACCCCTTACGAACTAAGCCTTGTTGTTACAGCCAGCGTGGCGACGTCTAATGTGCACGCATCCATGGACTGGGAGGAAATCAGCCGCTGATGACCATCCAGACAATCACCGGCAGCTGCCTCCACATCGAAATTGACGGCGAGGAAGGCACTACGCACGCCACGTTTGTATTCAAAACCCCCTCAATCCCCGACACCTTGGGCAACTTTATCAAGATGCTCGCCCTCGGCATCGAAGTACTGGTGCCCATCGAAAACCCCGAAGACGAGGAGGAAGACGATGATTGAGTATCGCGGCGAAAAATTCGAGGGCTACAACAAGCCCAAGCGCACCCCCAGCCACCCGAAAAAATCCCACGTCGTCCTCGCCAAAGAAGGCGACACGGTAAAACTCATCCGTTTCGGCCAACAGGGCGTATCTGGCTCACCAGCACAAAAAGGAGAGTCAGCAGCAGACAAGGCCAGAAGGGCATCATTCCAAGCGCGTCACGCTAAAAATATCTCCAAAGGCAAAATGAGTGCCGCTTACTGGGCAAATAAGGTGAAATGGTGACTATCTCCTTTCAACTTTATGAATCCACATTTTCAACTCCAACACATATTTTCTCAACGTATCTGCCTTCTCTAAATGCCAAACATTCCCAGTTTCCATGTACTGGTGCATGTGATTATCAACGCCCCTCAAACACTGGTGAATGAGCGCGTTCCACGGCTCCCGCACGGGCGTGTTCCACTCACGCACGAGACACACCTAGATCTCTAGTGCCAAAATAGGTACAAAGTAGGAGTCAAGCCGTGGTCTACAGCGCCAATATCCCACCGACTGGAGCTGTAGTCAGCGAATCCCCGTTTGTCCGCAGCCTGGACGTCATCGCCATGATGCCGGACTGGAGTGTGATGGCCGCCGTCACCAACGGCACCAACTACCTGCGGGACATGAGTGAAACTTATCTCCCACAAGAACCTCGTGAAGACGATGACGCCTACCAAACCCGCGTTGACCGCAGCGTCCTGAGCCCCTACACCAGCCGCCTCATCGAAACCGCCGCTGGCGCCATCCTCCGCAAACCCATCCACGTCGAAGGCGACCCCTACTGGCTGGACCTGATCCAAAACATCGACGGCCTGGGCTCCAATATCAACGAATACGCCCGCCGCGCCTTGGTCAGCAGCCTGACCTACGGCCACAGCGCCATCCTCGTTGACTACCCGGCCGCCGCTGGGGCGATGAATCTGGCGGAAGAGCGTGCCATGGGGCGCCGCCCCTATTTCGTCCACGTCGATGCCCCCCAGATCTGGGGCTGGCGCAAAGAACCTGGCACCAACCGCCTGCTGCAAGTCCGCATCCACGACTACGACGTCCGCCCCCTCAACGAGTTCGGCGAAGAACAGATCGAACAAATGCGGGTGATCTACCCCGGCCGTTACGACCTCTACACGCTGGGCCAAGAGATCGTCGAGTTTACCTCCACCGGCGGCTACAGCCTCGACGAAATCCCCCTGGTCCCGATCTACAGCAACCGCCGCGGCCTGCTGATCTCCCAACCCCCATTGCTGGACATCGCCAACCTCAACATCACCCACTACCAACGCCAAGCCGACCTCATCCACGCCCTCCACATCGCCGCCATGCCCACCCTCGTCCTTGAGGGCTGGGATGACACCACCGGCTCGGCAACGATGGGCGTCAACTACGCCATCGCCATGCAACCGGGCAACAAGGCGTACTACGTCCAAGCCGACGCCACCAGCTTCGACGCCCAAATGGCCGAGCTGGAGTCGTTGGCATCTCAAATGTCCACGCTGGGCGTCACCAAACTCTTTGGTCAAAAGTTTGTGGCCGAGTCTGCCGAGGCCAAGCGCATCGACCAAGCCCAATCCAACAGCGTCCTCTCGATCATCAGCCAAGAGCTAGAAAGCGCCCTCAACCAAGCCTTCGAGTTTGCCGCCCAGTACGTCGGCCTGGAACCGCCTGAAATCACAATCGACCGCGACTTCGACTACTACCGCCTGATCGGCCAAGACGTCGCCGTCCTGACCCAACTCAACCAGGCAGGTAAGATCAGCGACGCCATGCTGCTGGAAGTCCTGCGCCGCGGCGAAGTCCTGCCCGACAACATCAACATTGAGGACGAGCTGGAAGTCTCCACCGAGAACGCCCTCGCCCTGCCCGAAGCCGCCGAGAACACCGGCGACGAGGACATGGAAGAGCGCGAAGAGGAACTCAATTCTTAACTGCTAATCTAGAACCGTCCAAGTAATACACAACCGTGCCCGAAGAACAGCAAGCAACAGTCACTCCCGTGGAGCCTGTTGCCCCTCAGCCTGTGGCTGAAAGCTCCGATCTGGCCGCCCAACTCGAAGCACTCCGTGCGAAAAACCAAGAGTTGATCGCCGAGCGCCGCAAGGACCGCGAAAACCGCGAAGCCCTCCAATCCCAGCTGGAAGAACTGCGCCAAGCGCAAGAATCCGCCAAAACCGCCAAATTGGCCGAATCCGGCGAGTTCAAAACCCTCTGGGAAGAGGCCCAACAAACTGTTGCTGACCTCAAGCAACAAATGGCGGCAAAAGAAGCGGAAGTCGAGCAAATCCGCCAGGGTTACTCAAAAGAGCAACTCCGCGCTGGCGCCATCGCCCAACTCTCTTCTGCTGGTGCGCTTGCACCCGATCAGCTGTATCGTTTGGTGCAGGAGAACTTACGCGCCAAAGAAGGACAGCCTGTGGCTTATGTCGGCGGCGTGGAAGTTCCGATTGGCGAGTACATCGCCAACCTCAAAAATCCAGGCAGCGGTTACGAGCATCATTTTGCCGCCACGAACCGCGCTGGTATGGGTGTCACGGGTAGTGCCCGCGCCACCGCCCTTCCCGGCCAATCCAACCCATGGTCTAAGGACAGCTGGAACATCACCCAACAGATGATGATGCTGGCAAAAGATCCCGACAAAGCCAGGTTGCTGAAAGCCGAGGCAGGCGCCAACTAGCCCCTGTGGGGCGCACTCCGCAAACCTCTTCTAGGAGCCCACAATGGCTGCTTCTCTCGAAAACTATTCCGGCGGTACATTCCTGTCGGATCTCGTCGCACGTCCCGAATTCCTCGCTTACACCAGCGAGGGCATCTTCGAGCAATCGAAGTGGATCCAAAGCGGCATCGTGCAGCGCAACGCTGCTCTTGACGCCCGCAGCGGCGGCACCCGCGTGCGCGTGCCCTTCTTCGACCCCATCAACCCCACCGAAGAGCAAATCCTCTCCTCGGCCGCTTGGGGCACCTCTGGCGCCGGCTATCTGACCCCTCAGAAGTCGACCGCCGACGAGCAGATCATGACGATTCTGCATCGTGGTTTCGCCTACGCCGCCGACGACCTCTCGCAACTCGGCTCCGGTGCAGATCCACTGGCTCACGTCCGCAACCAGCTGACCGCCGCCATCAACAAGCTGAAGACCTCCACCCTCAAGGCCCAACTGCTGGGTCTGTTCGGTGGCATCTCTGCTGCTGGCGTGCTCGGCCCCAACCAGGTGGACGCCACCGGCACCACCACCGCCACCGAGGCGAAC